ATCAGGCCCATCATTCTTCCTCTACACGTTCAGTCCTCGCTCCTTGGCTGGCACGATGAACGGCATGACGTGGTCATATGATGCCCTCACACAGTGCTACCACGTTGTGGTTGATGGCGGGGCAAAGTACACTCACCCCGTCTGGAACTTGGATGTAGATCACCTCTGGCTTCGACCCTCATGGTCACGCTATACCTACACTTACCGCGTTGACACTCAACCATGTCTCTGCGGCATACACAACTACGTGTATATCTCCCTATGCTCAAGGATACTTGATCCCCTTGGCACGATCTACCGCTCCTATCCAGAGTCCCACCTTAAACCCACAGCTTACCCAACTAGCAAGAATGGCTACGTTTTTAAAACAACCACCGTTAAAACCGGTGCCGTAGTTTGCTTGGCCAAAAACCAACTATCAACGACATTACAATTGTCCACCCTACAAGCGCTACAGGATTCCTGTAGGAAATCGCCGAACATGTTTTCTATTGATTTAGTGCTCAGGTACGTACCGAAACATTCTCTCGAATCCGCTACGCTTATCCACTCAGCCGTATTAGATGCTGGACAATTACACATGCCCGTCACACCCTCCGCCACGCTAGTTAACTCCTCTAGCGAGCCTAACACTGACAAACCAACCCAAGTTAGACAGTGGTCTCAACCTTTTTCCAACGCTCCCTGCGCTTCACCCGTCGCCGGCCTTGGTTCGGAAAAAGACACCATACGCGAACGCGTCCTGGAACCACAACATCCCACGTCTGTTGACGTGTCTGACTACATTAAAGAGTTTGTCTCGCTTATCAACCCTGGAAATATTCGTCTGCAACCTTTCGACTACGAGTCGACAGCGCAGAACATGATGAAGCCCGTTCAGGTACAGCGCAGGCTACGCGCGGACGGCGCGCCGTACGTTGGATCAAAACCAAAAACCTTTAATAAGAACGAACCCGCTAAAATAGGCCGTAGCGCACGAAATATAACCACTGTAGATCAACAACACTTATTTCGCCTATCTTCCTATACCTACTCATTAAAAGAAAGAATCCTCAAACACGCACACTGGTACATGCCTGGAAGAACACCCGAAGAGCTAACTAGCACATTGTTTCTCTTCCTCAATACTGCGCGTGATGTAGTCGAGACTGACGCGTCGTCCTCCGATGCGACCGTCGGCCCACAA